AGGTGTAACAATAGTGTCCTTGCCAGTTTTGTCGACTACGACTTTCTTTCCTCCAACTGTTATTGTTGTCTTACAACCTTCAGGAAGTGATTGGATGAAGTTGCGTACAATAGGGGAGTTGGCATTTTCGCTGATGGTATCTGTAATGGATTCTTCGGCAGAATACGGGTAAACATCCATGATAGCAGTTTCGGCAACGGATGCAATTTGATAATCTGCCATTGTTCCCTTCATGCCTTCATCCAGTTTCTTCACTGCGTCACGTAAGTCTGCTGCTTGCACTAACACTTGTGTGGAAGTCTTTTTTTCTGCACCGCTTTTATCATCCAGTGTGATAAAAAATAGTTTGCATTTGAACCAGCGGTCGGCACTTGCTTCGTCGCTGGGGAAGAGCTCACTATAGTTGGCACGTTTAATGTCTGATATGGTAAATTCTCCAGAGATAAATGGGGTCATTTCTTCGATGATCCGTGCTTCGGCTTCTGTAAAGCTAAGTGCATCGACAAGATAAGGTTCTGTAACTTTCTTGTTCATTCCATTTTCCATTACTCTTTCGTAACGGATTTTACATTCAAACCATGTGTGCATCATAATTTCATTTGAGTTTTAAGTTGTTTACTAATGATGAGCTTGGCAGAGCGTTGAGCTGGAATAACAACTGTTGTTCCCTTGCTAATATTCCGTGCTTTCTTTCTTTTGGAGGTGTATGTTTTAATTGTGGCAAAACCACGGATATAAACACTCTCACCTCTACAAAGTGAATTTCTAATAGCATCAAAAACGCAATCTACGGCTTGAATAGCTTGTGAACGATTAATGTTCGTGTTGTTGATGATGTGTTCAACGATTTCAATTTTTTTCATTGTTGTATTTTTATTAAAATGGTAAATCACTTCCGTTAGGTCTACAATCCTCAATTTTGTATTGAGTATCTTCAACTGATTTTATTGTACATAAAACGTATGCTTTCTTCTTAAGAAGAGTAGCAAGTCTTTTCGCTTCATCTTCGGCGCTTTCCAAATTCTCATGTTTGTAGGCAGGAGTGGCGCATCCTTCTACAAATACCATATAAAATTTATCCATAGCTCTATTTAGTTATTTATAAATAGCCCGCATTTCCCGTTAATTTGGTTTTCCTCTGCTACTGTTTCGACCTTGTAACTCGTACTGCCAACGCAAGCAAGACTAACGAGGATAGATGGTATCTTAATGTTTGTCGATGTTGGCCATCTGTTCCATTCCAAACTTACTGATTACTACAAGGTGTTTACGGGCTGTTTGATTCATTTTATAGTTTTAGACTAGACATTATCCTTTTCTGATCGTAGTTGCTTTTTTTTTATATAAGCCTTGTATTCCTTGCAAACTGTTGGACGTGTCTTATTGCAATTGTATGCGTGTCTACGGCTGTAATTCTTGCAATGCGTGCGGGTACACCAGTGGCCGGGGCAAAGTTGCTTACATATAACATCTATCGCATCATACACACGATGATAAGATCGCTCACCTTGCCTCTCAGTGATACTACTATTCTCTAGTATAAAGTGTACTAGCTCTTCATCATGCGAAATACCTTTTGTTTCTTTGGGGAACTTTATTTCCTTTTTGGTTCGCTTCTTACAGTCAAGGTAAGTAAGCCACATGAGATGCTGGGGTGTTCCTAGGCTTTTCATACTTTATTTTCTTTCTAAATCGATTTTAATTAGTAGATAGAGATAGGATGATAGCTGCAATGGCAAAAGCCATTCCTAAGATGGCATACGTATATGACTTAGATGATTTGGATTCTAAGGCAAAATGAAAGTTCAAAGCAAAAAGGATGACATTTAAAACCACAAATATTATATCGAAATAGATTCTCATATTACTTTATTTACTGGTTACTACTAATTTTTTATTCAGTTTTTTTATTAGTTGTCTTATTACCCATGCGCGACATACATTACGTTGTCCGGGATGATTGTCATACATTATTGCAGCATCATTAAGATATTTGATAATTTTCTGCATATCTGTTTTGCATACTTCCATTATCCCGATGCTGTTAAGAATGATTTGACCAATTCATTGAAATACATTTCATCGGTCGGAATATCGTCATCAGAGTTCATAATCTCGGATGCGATGGATTTCTTACGGTGAATAAGAGAGTATATCGTATGGTCGATTGTACCACGACCAAGCAGATAATAACAGGTTACATTGTCCTTTTGCCCTATACGGTGTGCACGGTCTTCACATTGACAGCAATCTGCATATGTCCATGCAAGTTCAATGAAGGCTACATTTGAGGAAGCTGTGAGTGTGAGACCAACGCCGGCTGCTTTAATGGAACAGATGATGAGCTGCACATTTGGGTTGTTTTGGAAAGCATCCACAGAAGCCTGTTTGTTTATTGCGCTATCACGCCCTGTAACTGTGACGGCTTTCGGAAATACCTTTTGCAGTTCATCTACAATCTCATGGAGCGAGCAGAACACAATCAGTTTTTTGCCACTGTCAAGGAATGTCTTGATAAAGTCAACAGCTTGTGCAATTTTCCCTTTGGTAGCTAAGGAACGAAGTGTCATGAACTTCACAAGTGCTTCCATACGCATCTTGCGGCGTATTTCCCAATCTGTACATTCTGTATATTCTTGTAGGTATGTAGCGAGATCGGAAGCTGCAAGATTGTATTCGGCACTGTTGGATATATCGACATACAGGTCTACTCGTGTTTTGTCAGGTAGCTGGGGAAGTACCTTTGCTTTTTCACGGCGTATCATGCAAGTATCATAGAGTTGCCGAGATAGTTCGGAAAGTGGTACAGCCGGTTCCGCATCCTTGTCTTTCGGGTCAGTGCAATAGTCAGCTATGAATTTTCCGCGACCGCCAAAGTCGTTTAATCTGTTCATGATAGAAAGTTGCGCTATCAAATCCTCCGGACGGTTGACAACGGGGGTACCTGACAGGAGTATTATCCATTCCTTGCCAACAGACAAACCTTTGGTAAAGATTGTTTGCTGTGCAGACGGGTCTTTCACACGATGGCTTTCGTCGATGATGATTGATTTGAACATCTGTATTTGAGGACAGAATACAACATCTTTGAGACGGAACTGCTTACTTTCCGCTTTGATGTCCCAAACAAAATATTTGCGCAAACTTTCGTAATTTACCACTGCTACCTGATGCACTCCCATAGATAACAAGTAATTCCATGTTGTACGTACAGCATTATCAAGAACGACCGCAGATTTATCCGTGAATTTCTCGAACTCGCGTTGCCAGTTGATTTTGAGCGAGGACGGGCAGATAACAAGACAAGGATATGCATTGGCTGTATCAACAATGCCGATACTTTGCAATGTCTTTCCTAATCCCGGTTCGTCACCGATAATAAGACGGCGGTGTTCCAGTCCATAAACTATACCTTCACGTTGATAGTCGTATGGTTCAACGCGCAGATGATGTTTGAGTCCGTTCATTGTTGTATTTCCAACCATTAAGTTCATAAACACGTTTCTTTGCTTTCTCACGATCGTAGAAGATTGGCTCACTAAGTACCGGAGAGGCTGACTGAAAGCTATCTGTTACCTCTGTATAGCGGTATATGCGGAATCCTCGTCCGTGTGGAGTGTAATGATATTGTCCTACCTGTGGTTTCATTTGAATTCTTCTATTTCTGTGATTAAATCATCTTTGTCAATGCCTTTGATATACTTATTGAGAACAAGGTCAATGCATTGGTTATAGAATTTCTCAAATTCGTGTTGTTCCATGGCGGCAAACGATATACTGAGATACTCTATTTCATGTTCACCATATTCATTGAGAGTATTAGTGAAGTAGCCAAGGTCACGTTTGAATCGGCGAAGCATATCCTGTTCATTATGTATGTGCCACTTCTCGACTAATGGCAGGGGCAAATTGTCGAAAGTAAGGCGTACCAAAGCGAAAAACTTTTTGTGGTGCTCATAATTGCGTGGATTGCTTACCTTACACTTGACTACATTACCAATCTTCAAGTGTTTCTTTAGTTCGAGGTCTGTATTATATAGAGGAACTAATCCATATTGAGTTACTTTGCAATATATGTCCATTGTTAATTGTCTTGTGGAGTTAAACACCAGTATTGGAAAGCCAATTCTTCATATTTCTCGCGTCCACGGTTGTAGACCTTATCATCCCGATTGATGAACTTCTTGAATACTTTGCAGTTCTTTTTGCTGATAGCATAAATGAAATCACGGTTGGAACCTGCAATGTCCATATACCAAGCACGACTCCTGTCCCAATCGAAGAAGTCAATCGCTTCTTCAAACTGTTGCTGTGTTGAGGCAAATGTGGTTTTAAGATCACCGCCAAAAAGGCCGAGCCACCAATCCCACTTACATCGTGTATCAAGCGAAAAGGGGAAACCACAATAAGTAAATTGTTGTTGTGTGTTTACCATGAAACGCTGTGTTTCGGCATAACCAAGCACTTTAAAAAGGAACTCATCGCGGCGTGCTTCCATGCGAAGTGCTTTCTGCATTTCTTGTGCATGTCGGAACTCATCTTCGGTATATTGTTCATCATCTACTGTTAGGCGGTAGTAGTCTACCCGTGCAGGTTCGGTAATAATTGCATCTACCAGCGAGCCGAAACGAAATGCAGCTTCCTTATCACCGAATTGCATCCGAGGATGGAGAATGTTTTTTAGTTCGGTGAGGTCAGAGTTACTAACCTCACTACGATTGTAATATGTATCAGGATTGTGACTCATGGTTACTTTGCTTTCACATCGTCAATATATTGTACACTCTCATTTTCAATATAGACACTATCCTTGTTAGCCAGTTTTTCACAGAACGTAATTTGTTTTTTGAATAACTTACTCAACTCTTCAACCGAAAGTGTGCACCCTTCTTTACTCCACCACATTGAGAGTATTGGCATGATACCTTCTGGATTAAGTAACTCTATCTTTTGAGTGACTTTTACTTTGGGTTGATAATTCTGCATAGAAGCCTGTTCAGAAAATAATCCGTTCATTTCAGCTTGCTGGCGTGCCATTTCCGCCTTTTGCTTTTCTTCCTCTTCTTTGCGTTTGCGTTCTGCCTCTCGCTCTTCGGCTTCCTTGCGTTGGCGTTCTTCCATTTCAGCTTTGACACGTGCAGCTTCGGCCGCATCAGCTTGTGCCATGCGTTCGAGGTTTGCTTTCTTTGAGGGCAGACGGTCAAGAATGAAATCCTTGTTGTCTTGGATTTCTGCAGTGTATTGTTCGGTAAATTGCTTACCAAGGCGTTCCTTTGTGTCAGTTTCAAATTGTCGAAGCTCGTCTACCGAAATATTGGCAGGTATACGGATGAGAGTATGAAGATTATGTAACCAGTCAGCAGGAAGAGAAACCGAAAAGTTCTTTACCTCACTGTACACTGTGTTATAGTTCTCGAGCGTAACACTGTTATCCTTTGTAGTGAGCCAATTGATGGATTGATTGAGATATGTTTGAAATTGTGCCTTAAAATCCCCTTCAATGTCTTGTCTCAATTTTACACGGGCTTGTTCCGCTTGTTGACGTTTGTACTCTTCCTGACGGCGTTTTTCTTCTTCGGCACGTTTCTTTGCTGCATATTGGTTACGGTATTGTTGGAGTTTATAGGGGATAGTATCAACTTTGGTGGGGTCAATAGCATTCTCTATTACCGTAAACTCTCGACGGATGTCATCAAAAAGTTTTGTGACAGGCGAACGTTTCTCGTTCATCTTCTTGACTGTTTTACGTGCTTTTTCGATGAAAAGAGCTGCCTCTTTATCAAGTTCGTCAGTCATTCCACCATTAGTTGTAATGGTATTGAGTATGGATTGCCCGGCACTGATACATCTTTCACATGACAGCTTGTTGTCACTATATGATTGTGGAGCAGCAGACACTATGGTCTGTATATTTTCCTGCTTGATGATTACTAATTCTGAAGACATATGTACAATGTATTAAGGTTAGAAAGTATCATCGTTATCTCCTTGACTTGCTGGGTCAATAGTTACCCCTGCCGACATATCAGGTTGAGGTGCAAAATGCTGTTCTTCCTGCTTTTCCTGTGGTTCGGGTTGCGTGGTGTCAATTCCACTGTAAGGATCGAAACCTCCTTGCGGGTTATCAATTATGTCAGATTCCATGACTGAACCTTTGCCGATATTGATTTTAGGATAAGTCTTGAAAGCGTGTTTGATACACTTTGCTATAAGGAACCCCGTATCTATCTGACCGTCCTTGTCGTAGAGTTCATTGGGTCTTGTTACCCACTTGTTTTCTTTGCGGTCGAAATAGGTGTTCTGCTTGTCGGAATATCCTTTCAGGCGCATCCAATCTTGTTCCGTCATGACGGAGTAGTCGATAGAGCCATCTGCACGGGTGATTTTCATGAAGCAGGCGATAATCTTATTCGACTTACGGGGAAATGCGGACATGTAGTTTACTACTTTTTGTCCGTTCTGTTCGCCATATTGGAAACTGTCGCCTTCGTAGACGATGATAGGATTGTCGGAGTGGCGTATCTGTCCGGCATTTTTGCGGAGTACCAGTTCTCCGTAGCCGGAAATGGTAAGATTGCAAACTTTTTCCCATACATCGCTACCCTTGTCGTTCGTTCCTATCTTTACAGAACGAGGGATGAGGTAACAGAGGGCCTGTGCTCCCGTGGCAAGGGTTAGCCCCTTTACCGCAAGGTCAATGAATGCGTAGAAGATAGAAGTCCCGGAACATTCACGGAGGTTTGATTTGTCTCGAAGCTGTTGGTTGAAATAGATAGCCTCTCGCTCGTAGACCTGTTCACCTCCCTCTTTCCAAATGGAATTGTACACGCTGATGAACTGGCTACGTACACGTTCGTTACGTATTACTTCGGTTGCTTTCATTTCTTGCAACTCTTTAGCCAATGAAATAGCATTGCTCATAATTAAAAATTTAAAAGGTTTATAATACAGTTTGCTTTTGTGATCCGAAGCAGATTTGAACTACTACTTTCTATTGATGTGCTTCCTACACTATCGGATCTGGTTGTCATTTGAAATAGTCTTGTTGTTTTTGTTGAAGGACGCGTAACTCTACTGTGCGATATTCAACTTTGCCCGGGCGCTTACAGGGATTTATCTTACCCTGCTTGCGCCATCTATCCACATTGCCGCGACCGAACATTGCGTATGCTTGTCGCTGGCTAACCATTTCGGGATCGTTGCGTGTGTCAGCAAGCATTCGAACCACTGATGTAGCAACATCGTGGATGAATGTGTCATAAGTGACAGATTTATCTGTGAAATCAAGTGTGAACATAGAGTGTTACTTTCTTTGATTATTGTGACAATGCATCGTAATATTGTTTATTGGCCATATATTCATCGGCTATTTGGCGGTCGGTGCATCCATTACCGAGTTTCAAATATATAGCCTCGTATGCCTCTTGTGGCATAGCATAAACTATTTGTTCTGTACGATCAGTGGTACCTGCTATACCGAGCAAGCAGAAGAACATAATGAAGCCTGCTACAAAAACGATGATTTGTTTAGTGACTCTGTTGAAATTCATATGATATCATTTTAATCGGGTTACTGTTATGGTGCGTTTTTCGCGATCAGTCTCTGTTTGATACTTGCGGTCGAGAATTAACCCGAGGTCAGACGCCTGGGCACGCACACTCTTGGTTTTCGCTATGGGGAAAGTAATCTCTCCACCTACTTTCAAATCCGTTAAAGCTGGACGTACTTTTACTTGATTTTCTGCCATTTTCTTTGAGGTTTATGGTTTATTGTTTAACTTTATGGTGCAAATTTAATCAAATATGATTTGATTAAATCAAATTTGATTTGAAAATTTATATAATTAATAATAATTAACATATTTGTGATTTATATAAATCGTGTTTGATTATGAAATTGGAAAGAGTAAATATTGGTATGAATATCGAACAGAAGCTGAATGAGCTTGGTATTTCAAAATCAGAATTTGGCAGAAGGATTGGTATTCCACAGCAAAATGTGAATAGAATACTTGAGAAGCCCAATATTGACACTGAAAGATTGATTGCTATAAGTGAAGCGTTGGAGTATAATTTCTTCAGTGATTATTCGAGTGAGTACAACAAGGTAGTTGCTTCTGGTGAGGGTTCTGTTGCTGTTAATGGAAACAATAATAGTAATGTTGTTGCTGGTTGTGATGCAGCTTTGTTGCAAGAACGCATCAAACATTTGGAGGAACTTCTTGCCGAGAAAGAACGGTTAATTACGGTTTTAATGGAAAGGAAATGA